ATAGCCATCGACTGGCCGTCCAATAATCTCTGGGTTTAATGCGCCACGGTTGGGGTCCAGCAGCGGGTCTTGGCTGTCGTTATCATAGGGTTGCTCTGTGTTTACGACAGGGGCAGTAGGCTCTTCTATATAAGGCATAAACGTACCGTCTTTATTATACCCTAAGTAGGTGTTGCCATCTTCACTCATTTCTGGCGTTGCGCCACCATCCAATGCTGCTTGATGCTGATCCATATTTGCGCGTCTGGCGTTAATGCCGCCCTGAAGCGCCAAGTTGCCAATGAAACCACCAATCCCCGGAACAACCAAGCTCGGTAATAAAGAGGTAAAATATTCTGCTTCGGACGGTGCGATATTCTGAAGCTGCGACTGCCTTGCCAGCGCACGGGTATAATCTTTGTTGGACATTCCACCTTGCTCTAGTGCGGCGTTGTTGGCGAAGTCATCAGCTACGCCGTAGACGTATTGCTTTACACCAGCTTTGTTGGTGACGTAGCCGCCGCCAGTGAGTGATCGCCCAGTTTTTTCTTCGATCAGGTTTCCGCCAATGTATTTCGCCCCATCAAAAGGTTTAAGAAGATTGGCCAAATTTTCTTTTGGGCTGTTTTCTTGTTTTTCAAACGTAGCTATATCATCAGTGTTAAATATTCTGTCGTCTGTGTTAGTGTTAGTGACGTTGATATTAGATTTGTCTGGTATATTCGTAAAAGCGCCTGCTTCATCTCTAACTTTTGTGTGTTTGCCTTCACCCTGTGAGGTATTCATTAAGACACCGTCTTCGTATTTCATATTATCGTTGGGGGTAAAAAAGTTGGCAAGAATTTCTTTTAAACTATTGCCAGACTCCTCTGTTCTGTCATTACCCGGTGTATTAGCTGAACCAACGCTATCAAATCCACCGCCACAAACTCCACCCATTTTAAAACTCCATTTTATAATTAAAGCCAATAGTTGGGCCACCAACATTGGTATCAGAGTATTCTAATCTTCCGCCCCTACCAACATTCATCCCAACAGTGCCAGAATAAAATGGGTCAGAACCAGTTCTTTTCTCGCGGCTTGCATTGAAATCAAACAAGCCCATTCGTGCGCCAACGCCGATCTTAGTAAACGTACCAACATTTGGATTGTTGAAATATTGGTTATATTCTGGAATGCTGACGTTTTGGTTTGATCTTGTCCTGCTACCCATTGCTGATCCCTGTAAATCAACTGGACCCAATGAAGTCTCACCATCAACGCCAACACGGATAGTATTTGCCCTATTGCTTATATCCGCAGGTCCATCTGAGTAATTACTTCTCTCATCAGTATATCCAATTGACGGGGTGATTGATCCAAAATCGCCTTGAAATGTTTTATTGATATCAATTTCTGCCTTAGAACGATCAGGTCCAGCATTATATCTGATCCCACCTGAGATCGGAAGGTCTACGTCAACTGGCCGCAGGTTTATATCTGCAAACGCGCCGGGTGTGTAATCGTTTTCCATTAGACCATCCCCACTTGCTGCGGCTGCGGCTGTTGTTGCGGCTGTTGTTGCGGCTGTTGTTGCATCATTGCCCCTAACGCGCCTACCCCAGCGCCTCCTGCGCCCATGCGCTGCTTAATCTCCATGACCTTGTCTATCAGGTACTGGTTCATATCCATAACTGGTTCGCCCTGCGGAGCGCCCTGCGGCCCACCCGCTTGGGGTGTACCTTCCTGTGGTAACCCACCAAACGCTTCGGGGTTAATTGGCGGCAAGTTATAGGATTGTGGGGTTTGCATTCTTCATTGCCTCCATCTGGATTTTAGCTGCATTCTTTTCACGCTCTAGCTGCAACTCTGCCTCCAGCTTCATTATCTTGGCCTGCATGTCTTGCTGCGCCTTGGCCGCGTCGATCTCCATGTCCTGACGCGCTTCAGCCTGCTTGATCTCAATGCTTGATCTCGCCTTGGCCTGATCCGCCTCAATCTGCGCCGTTGTACGGGCCTTGAGGGCTTCCGTTTCAAGCTGCGCTAACTGCTGTGCATATTGCAGCGGATTGCCCTGATCTTGGCCCTGCTGTTGGCCACCAGTCAATGCTTGGATTTGCTTCATCTGTGGAGCTGCCTGCACAACTTGCGCGGCCCTCTGGCTGATTAGGCGATCCATCTCTGGGTCAATAGCAGCAAACTTGAAGTCTGGGTCTTTGAAGTTTGGCAGTGCTGGCATTTCGATATTAATGCTGGCCTCCATTCTCTGGCGATACAGAAGCGCAATGTGTTCAGCAATGTGGGCAACCAACACAGGCTGCATAGCCGCCGCACCGGGATTACCCGCCAGTGATGGGTCTTGCAGAAACTGCATGTGAACCGCAATGTGAGATTCGTGATCCTGATCTGGAAAAGCGCGAATTGGCTTGCCATACAGGACGCTCATGTTCTCATCAATCGGGTCCATCTGAACAGCGTCTTCAGGCTTCTTCAGTATTTCATCGATGTTGGGAATGCGGATAGCTTCGTACATCCGCTTGTATGCTTGGTACAGGTCGTGGAACTGCGGCGCTGATCGTGCCATTTCCAAGACAGCTTGGGCCTGCGCGATGCGCTGGGCTGTCGAGAAGATGTTTGGATCAGACACTGGGACAATGTCGATCCTGTCATCAAAGTCGGAACGATAGATAACCGCCGCAGCTCCAGCCTGCGAGAAGCTGAACTCATCGGGGAGATTCTCAGCGTTCAGCCCCGCAAGGAGTTTAAATTCTTGTCCCTGCGCGTAGTGAAGACGCTTGTGGATCGCGCTGAATGCCTTGGAGCCTTGCTCAATTAGGGCAACCGTAGAGCCGACTGGGGCATTGGGATTTACGTCACCAATGTTTAGGTCTGCCGTGCTGGCAAAACGCTGGCCTGCATCGACCATGTAGCCAAGCAGATTAAACAGGGAACCTGACGGCTCCTTAAACGGCAGTGGCATGATGGCCTTGTTCACGTCATCCACGGTGCTGTCGAGGTCAACAAATTCACCGGGGCTGATCTGCATGTCGCCGCCCTGAACACGGCCACGCAGCTTAAAGCCACCTTGCATGTTTGAGAATGCTGCACTGTCGAGCAATGCGCGGAGCGATCCTGTCGCCGCTTTGCCCAATCCACCGATCATGTGGTACAGGCCGAAACCGTAGAAGCCTAATCCCGGTAGGAATTTGTACGAAACAAACCAATCGCGGCGCTTCTTTTCTTCGTCGTCTTCTTTCCAGTTACGTCGAACTGATACTACGTTCTGGTTTTCATAATCAATTGTGATCACATATGGGATTGCAACTGCGTTGTCATCGTCATCGTCATCGTCCATTTCCTCGCCGTCAATGCCGTCGAACAAATCATAGACGTGCATTTCAAGCAGTGTCATCACGTCATCGTTGCTGTCATCGTACTGATCAACGCCCTCGATTTCACCGATCACATCGCCTGACGGGTCAATGCTATCGCCCGAACCATACGTTGTCGGCAGGTAGTATCCGTTCTTGACGTACCGATTGAAGTCATTCTTGGGCATTCGGATGACGTGGGTGTAGCGTGGGCTGGTGTATAAATCTTTGCTCTCTGGAGCCACGACGAAGTCTTCAGCCTTAACAAACGAACTGCACTGGCGGTCTAGATTGGCATCCCACCAAACCTTCTTAAACGTGTGGCCGATCAGCGGAAGGTGAAACAGCATCTGATCCAGATCAGGGAAATACTCAGGCATTTCCTGCGTGATCTGGTAGTTCATAAATTCTCTGACCCTGCGGCCCTGCTCTTCGACTTTCTCATCTGGATCGCCAATGATGACAGATTTGACTGGGCCACCTGACGGGTAAAGCTCTGCGATTGCCTTGGCATTAAACTGTGTTGCGGCTTCAGCAATCAGTGGGTGGACAACAACAGACAGGCCGCGTGTCGCTCTCTCAGATTCGCCCTCATCCATTCCGCCGTCTGGGTCTAGGGTGCGGAGGCCATCCTTGTAACGCTCCTCCCACTCTGATCTAGCTTCGCGGTCATTCTCGTAAAAGCTGACCAGCTCACGCGCCTTTCGGGATAGCTCTTTCTCATCAATTGTCTCTGCGAGATTGATGTCAAATTGAGCGGTGTCAACTTCATCCATCATGTCTAATTCAGGATCACCAATTAAAACATCGCCGTCTGGCAGCTCTTCGATCAGCAGGTCATCGGCTGGTGCGCCTTCGGTGAACGGGATAATATTTGGATCAGCCATACATTGTCATCCTCTTAGATTCGTTTATTTCGTCTTCTTCTGGGTCTTCGCTATGCCCAACGAACCAACCTTTTCGTAATCTTAACCACGCTTGGGTGCATGTGTCTACTACGTCATCATTGGGGTGCGCGGGAAAGGCGGCACATATATCTATTAAATCTTTAGCCCATTTGCGTGAGCTTGGATAGAAAATTCTTCCGTCTTCCAACATCGCGCTCGAAGCGTGGGCGCGAGCTTCCTTATCACGATCTGGTGAATATGCCAATACTGGAACGCCGGCCATACGCAGGTCTTGCAAGAGGGACTGGCCAGACGCCTTTTTCTCAATCAAGACTGCATCTGGCTCCCATAGGTCGTAGGATTCCTGTGCGATCCTGCGGAGGTCTGGGTAGTTCACTTTGTCGTACCACGCCTCCAGCACAATGGCGCACATGACGCCCTGATGGCGAAACACGCCCCAAGTAGTTCTGGCACTAAAGCTGGAGCTTTCCTTTGCCTCGAAGGCTGTGTCCCATGATTGCAGGACGTATTCGATGTTGTTGGGCATCTCTTCGCTCTCCCAAGGAACCCACCATGATGACTTGAGTATGCCGCCACCCTTGGGGGTAGGACGTTGCTGTAGCTGCCCAGCGGCTGCGTAGGAGCCAAGGCTGCGCTCCAAGGTCGATAGCTCCTTCTCACCAAACCGCGCAGGCCACAGCAGTTCGCCCTCCTTGGTGCGGGGGTCTGTAAAGCCAAGAGTGGATCGTATGGGGGTTGGATGTCCGATTTCGTACCTAGCAGGTAGCATCAAGTGATCCCACTCATCGCCCAGTTCGTTTGCGAGGATATGTCCGGTTATATCTCTCTCATTTACACGTTGCTGTATTATAACAAATGCTCCGGTGCGCGGGTCGTCAAGGCGCGTCTGCATGGCTTGATCCCACCACTCTAGGACGCCCTCACGCACCTTGGCGCTGTCTGCTTCTACTACGTTATGAACATCGTCCAAAACAATAATGTGGCCACCTTCTCCTGTGAGTGACCCGGCAACTGATGTACTGAGCCGAATGCCGTTTTCGCTGTTCTCAAATCTTGACTTCTGATTCATATCTCCAGTCAGGTGAAACTTGTCGCCAAAGTGCGCCTGATACCACGGGCTATCAATCAACCTACGACACTTGGTACTATCCCTGATCGACAGAGAAGCAGCGTAGGATGCGTACAAGAACTTTTTGTGCGGCTGGTGCGTCCAAGTCCAAGCTGGCAACAAAACGGCTGTAGAGATGGATTTTGAGTGTCGAGGTGGCACGTTAATGATCAAGCGTTTTATGTCGCCATTTACCACGGCCTGTAGGTGGTCACTGATTGCGTCCAAGTGCCACCCAGAAACATAGTCTGACCCCGGTTCAATCGTCGACCATGCGGCTTTCGTAAACTCCCTCAATGACCGGCGGTACTTCTCTGCTCTGACCTGTTCGATCTTCAATCCTGCTAAATGCTGCCTCAATTGATTCGAGATGGTCATCGCTAATCCTCGTTAAATCTATGATGTGGTTCTGCTCTACCGTGGCTGCGATCTCTTTTTTATCCACCCAATCGCCTCCACCACGGTTCTTGAGCCAGAAAATAATGGACGGCACGTTGCGATCTACGGTAGCATTTTCAAAGAGCGCATTGGTCACGGCATCTATGCCACGAACCTGCCCCCTTTTTATAGCCTCCGAAAACTCCGAAAACTCTGCCTGATAAAGATAGAATGTTGACTGTGAAATGCCCAGCATTCCAGCGCATTGATCTACTGTTAGACCCTTAGCCATAAGGCTTTCAGTTTTCTCTAGGACTTCTGGTGTGACCTCAAATCGCGGTCTTCCCATTGTTTTCTTGGCTTTTGCCATGCCGTGACCTTTCTTGCAGTGGTGAGCTGTATTTTTTGTAATGTAGTGTGGATCACTGAAAAAAGAAAGACCCACCGTCGTAGTGCGAAACCTAGCCGGGTGGGTCTAGTTAATGATGAGGTCACAGGCATGACCTAATCGAGCAGTATCTTTGGGCTATCACATGGCCAGCATTATGACAACAAATGCGAGAGCGAAGATTCCGAAGGCTATGGCCCCAGCTATTTCCTTGCCCACCATTAGCACTGCGGCGTGTGGCTTATCTGGGTGGATTGTGAGGTGGCCTCTGAGATTGATTGCGACCCACTC